TAAACTACTAAGAGCAACTATAGCTCCTTGATAAATTAAGCCATACCCTTATTAAAGGATATGACTTATCAATGCTTTAAGCATTCTCGTTACGTAACCAGCTTGGGTTAGTAACTACTCCGTTAACTATACACATGTCTCTGAGTATTAGAACGTTAAGGGTATAAATTAAGTACGTCACGTGTACTAACGTCAAGTATATTCACCGAAAGACTGCGGCTATATTCACCGAAGGACTCCCCGCAAAGCGGTACTCCTTAAAGGAGTACTGCTTTGAAGTGTGGGCTGTTAGGCTTCGCCACGAAGTCCACTCGGTTAGAGTAGTCATCGTCCATTGGCAATGCCTTAACAACTACGTCCAATGTGTGTACTGCCTGCATAAACAGTGAAGCATACGCAGCACCGCATGCCAAGCCGTTAAGGGACTTGTCCTTACGGAACACTACGAGTACTCGAGTCTCGAACTCGCCAGTCATTGCATCATCAGCCCAAACTGGGCACTCAACTTCTTTAATTTGGTGGATTGAAATTTTCATGTCAATAAGTTTTAAGGGGGGATTTGTTTCCCGTCCAAGATTTAGTGGGGGTTGTTGACTGTGATAGAAACCACTTCTGATACATTACAATCATTATAAATATAAAAAAAGAAAAAGGGATAGAACCACTTCTGATACCCCACAATAAAATAAAAATATAATAAGGGGGGGATTACTTACTATGTACTGTAACCACTTCCGACCAATCATACCCAAAAAAATATACAGAATAAAAAATATAAAAAATATAAAATAATATCTAAGGTAAGTGGCTAAACGTAGCTACACACGTACATACATACGTCCGCACCTACTGTGTAGGTTTACCTATACATAGTCCAAAAACTATATAATATTAACTATCAACTAGTTATGGTTTTTTACTACCATGTTTAGTAGGCTCTTACTACCATGTACGTGATAGTAATAACCTAACAAGCAATGGTAGTTGGACTACCACTTACATGATAGTACGTCCCATAACTATAATATTTTATAATTCCTACACAAAAATTAATTATTTATTAACGCCTACTATTCATTAAGTGTTCGATAATAATTAGTACATTTGGGGACACCTTTAACAGATAAGATGAATATTAGAAAAAGAATGTTCTACGATATTGAGGTTTCCTATTTTATCATCAGCGCATGGAGACTAGGATACAATCTCTCAATACAACCCCATCAAATTATTAAGTATCCTGCCATTATCTGTCTCTCCTGGAAATGGGAAGGAGAAGATACAGTACAAAATCTTAGATGGGATAAGAAACAATGTGATAAGACTCTATTAGCAAACTTCATAAAAGAGTTAGACAAGGCCAATCAAATTGTAGCACACAATGGAGACAGATTCGATTTAAAATGGCTACGCACTAGAGCCATCCTTCACGGACTAGAAATGAAACCTAGATATGAAACTATAGATACTCTTAAGATAGCTAAGTCTCAATTCAGTTTTGCATCTAATAAATTAGACGAACTAGGTAAATTCTTAGGAGTTGGTCAGAAAATTCCTACCGACTATTCCTTATGGGATAGAATCTGTCAAGAAAAATCTCCTGAAGCGCTAGACGACATGGTCAAATATTGCGATGAAGATGTTAGATTACTAGAAAGAGTATTTGATAAGATACGACCTTACGGTAAAGCACAGTTTAACTACGGCAAACTTTATGGAGATGACAATTGGTCTTGTCCAGAATGTGGTAATTTAAAAACTACAGTTAGCAAAGCTTATACTACTGCAATGGGTACACGTAGATATTATTTACGTTGTAGAACTAATAAATGCAATACTAATTTCCCAGTAAGTAATAGAACCTACCTTAAAATGATGGAGTGGAAAGTGCTTAACCCTACTATTTAACTATCATTTTCATATATTTTTACTATCAAATTTGGATAGTATCTATATTATTCTGATATTTGTACTATCAATTATGTATATTTGCAATGTATAAGTACAAGGATAATAAAAATAGGAAAATGATAGCAGTGTATCTAGATACAAAAGAAAGTGTATTATTAAAGTCTAATGATAGGACTTTCCATGTACTATTTCACATCTTACGTCAACTAGACTTTGAGAGAAATCTGTGGTATGCAGATAAAGAAAATAAAGTAATCATCATGAACAAATTAGGAATATCACCTCCTACTTTAGACAAGCATCTAGCCTCTCTAAAGGAAAGGGATTTAATAAGGACAGCAGAAACACGTGGAAGATATAGATTAAATCTAGAAATCTTTTCAATGTAATGGCTACTGAGGATAAAATTGGAGAATTTATATCTGAGGATTTAGGAAAATTATTCAGAAGAGAGCAGGGTCTGGCAAATAGTTTTAAAGGTTACTGTGCCAAGCACAATAAAATATTTGAAACATCCATTTGCATGTCAGCATCAGATCCTGTTTTATTCACTTTACAAATTAGAATTAAAAATAAAGATAACAATGACAACAACGGAGAAATTAACAGAAATTAAAAAAGTATTAGCAACTTGTTTTATTAATGCTACGGACAAAGCTATGCAACATGGCTTACAGTTTAAATATACTTCTTACCCAGTGCCTGAAGAAACTGGATGGGCCCTAGATGTTATTGTCAAGGAAGCGGGGTACAGCGAGAGAACTATACAACAGTTTAGATATAAGAAACCTGATGATATAGATATTAAGAATATGGAGTATCATGTTATCTTAGACGTACTAGGTTCCTTAGCACAAGGTGCATTAATCACATGGTACGAAGTAGCTAAGATGCTAGCAACAGACACAGACTTACAAAAAACTATTATAGATGAAACAAAGAAAGGTAATATCACTTCCAACTAATGAGAGTAAGATATATCGTCAAATTCTAGCTTTCATGAATTTCATGTTAAATCTAACTCCACAAGAACGTGATGTATTAGCTGAAATTATTAGACTAGACAATGAGTACGAAGCTCTTCCTGCGGATAAGCGCGCTAAGTTTATTCTCTCTACAGACATGCGTAAGGAGATTAGAGATAATCTAAACATTGAGGAGAAGCAATTTAATGTTATACTATCTAGACTTAAAAGCGATAAAAAATCCTTCATGGGCAAACCCCTATTAGGGGACAACAATGCACTCCATCCGCAGTTGCAATTTAAACCTGACCAAGATGGATTCCAATTTGAAGTAAATCTTATCATGACTACTATTCCTCCAACTACTAAAAAGTTTACAGAGGAATTAGACGAAGCCATTATGGAAAAGAATGAAGACGAGCATAAGTTTATAGAGGAACAAATTTGGAGTGCTCCCGTACACGACCCTGCCATGGAACATGCTAAAGCTACTATCAATGCCGAGAATGATATTGATGCATCTAAAGTGCCCGTATTGGAAGAAGAAGAATTTGATTTTACCATAGCACCTCCTAATGACTAAACAAAAAGAAATACTTTTAGCAATAGCCAAGCGTCACGGGTTGAACATAGGCCAGGCAGAAGAAGTGTGGAATTTAATAGGAGGTAAAATAGCTGAGGTAATAAGTGACTTAGATAAAAAGACAGATGAATTATATGATGATAATAAGTTTCATGTAATTCACATAGATAATTTTGGTAAATTTATTCCTAATAAAAATAGAATAAGACATGCCAATCATTGCTTAAGATTAAAGATAAAAAAAGATGAACGTAACATTTGAAGTAATTAACTCTAAAGGAATTAAAGAAAACATTACTTTCTTTACAATAGATGCCCTAGGTAAAGGTGAGCAAATAAACACTTCTACTATATACAGTAATGGAATGCAATTTACTTGTACAATGCCTCTAGGAGAACTATGGGATAAAGTAAAAAGAATTAAAGATGATGAAAGCGCAGCACGAAAATAATTATTGGGATTTAAACATAGAGCTATTACTTCTAGAAGAGTTTAGTATATTTTATAATAAAGATAAATCTAAACAAAAGGAAGAAAGCTCTAGAATAATGTGGGCTATTAACTACGCGTACAATCCTGAATCTAAGTTTTTCAACTACCCTAATAAACTAGAAGTACTAGCTAAAGACTTTATAAAAATTCCTAAGTTTAAATGGGATACTGTAAAGGATGTAGTAGGAGTTTTTAAGAATCTAGTCTTATCTGACGTTGAACGTTCTCTAGTAAATTGGAATGAGATAATGGTACTGCGCGATAATTCTCTTAAGGATCTTTACAGGGGAGCCATCAAAGCATCTGATACAGATGAGCTAGTCAAACTAGATAAGATGTTAAGCAACACTCCTAAGATGTTTGAGGATTATAAGAAGATTAGAAGAGACTACGAAGAAGAGAAAACTATTAAGAAAGGCAAATCAATTGCCTCACTGTCAGACTCAGGAGAACTATAATTATGCTAGCAGAAATTTGGAAACATAGAAAAGAAATCTTAGAAGGAGTTACTAATACTGTTATAAAATCTAAGATAGTAGAAGAAATTGCCAAAGATAGAATGTCTATCTGTGATAAATGTGAGGAAAAGAAAACAGACGGTTGCGCGGCAATGATAAAAGCATGCTGTAATATCTGTGGATGTTCTTTAGAATTTAAGACAAGAAGTTTAAGTTCTTCTTGTCCAGTAAATAAATGGCCAGCTTTAGAAGAATAATATGTTAATAGAAAACTCTAATTTCCGACTTAAAGATATTCCTAATTTCCATCCGTTATTAGAGCATTATGATCGCGTATCATTTTGGAAAGAAGAGAAACGCAAATGCATAGAAGGTTATTGGGTCTCAGGTAAATGGATGCCAGGGCCTTTATACTACTACGTTAATTTTCACAACATACAATTTGAAGATGAGACTTCTGTAGCACAAGCATTTGGTCTGCCTTTCTTACGCGACATAGATTGGGAGTTATTTCTTATCTACGATGAGTGCAGAGGATTCTCAGGATTTGCTGATGATAAAGTATATACTTGCGACAGAAGATACGGACCTGATAAAGCTATCTCTATTACTCTTAAAAGAATAACAGAAGCAGAGTCACAAAAAATGAAGTACATTCCTGCTAGAGAATACCTAAGAAAGAACCACGGTAAATCCCTAGGTAAGCCACTATACAAAAATGCTGCTAAACATTTTATGTCTATTCAAGCAAGGGGGTCAGGGAAGAGTTACTCTACTTCAGGAATAGTTGCCCATAACTTTCTATTTGATGGAGCAACTGACTATGACGATTACTTAGACAGAAGAAAGCTAAAGCAATATACTTCGTCAGAAAGTATAATAGGAGCTATCGATACTAAATACTCGGAGCCTTTAGTAGCAAAGGTAAAGACTGCATTCGAGTTACTTCCAGGAGGATTTTCCCTAGGTGATGAAGAATATCCTGCACCTCTATTCTCAAGTTACTTTGGGTCTCTACAATCTAATAAATATATTACAGCTAACTTATCTAAGTCTAAGCTGTATCATAGAACCTTTAAAGATAATCCACTAGCAGCCAATGGTACTCGTGCCAATTTAGTAGCACTAGACGAAGTAGGTTTCATGTACAATATAAAGGAATCTTGGGGAGCCATAGAAGCGATACAAGCAGCAAAGACTAAAAAGAATCTAGTTATCTGGGCACTGGGAACAGGGGGACTTGTCTCAGGAAAAGCGGCCCTTTATGCAGAAAGTATATTTAGAAATCCACAAGATTATAATTGCGTTGAGTTTGAAGATATCTTTGAGCACAGAGGAAAGATAGGTTACTTTGTGCCTTACTCATTAGTGCAAAATGAATTTAAGAAAGGACCTAATCTAGAGACAGACGAAGCATTAGCAAGAGTTAATATAGAACACAGACGAGTCATAGCTAAAAAATCACCCGACCCTACGGTATATCAAACAGAAATCATCAACGGTCCCATGGTTCCGAGTGAAGCATTTTTAGTTCTTGAGGGCGCCTTCTTTCCCACCTTGCAGTTAAAAGAGCAACTAGCAGAAGTAGAAGGAGGTAAATATAAAAAGTACACAGAGGCATCCTTTAAGGGTCATATATCGTTTAACTCTAAGAATGAACCAGAATTCTACACACAGCAAGATGCACAACCTATTAGAAAGTTCCCACTTAATAATAACGATGACAAAAAGAGTTGCATAGAATTATGGGTAAAACCACAAAAGAATGACGAAGGAGTTGTACCTAGAGGGGTACATATCGCAGGAATTGACGTTGTAGATAAAGATAAGTCAACTACTGATTCCCTACCGTCTATAGTCGTAATGAATCGTTTTACTCGACAAATAGTTGCCGAGTATACAGGGCGTACAGGGGAAGCAAAAGATTTTTATGAAGTTTGCAGAAAACTACTGCTGTATTATAATGCAATAGGAATGTATGAGAAAAACCTTATTGGTCTTTACAATTACTTTGACCAAATGAAGTGCACATATCTATTGGCGGATACTCCTTATCAGCTGAGATCTACAGATACTTATAAAGCAGGAACTAATACAGCTAAAGGTATTAATGCCTCTGGTACAGTTAATGCTGAAGCAAGAAACATGATTAAATCTTGGTTACAAGAAAGAATATCAGAGAAATCTGAGACAAGAGTGTATGAAACATTATATTCTCCTGCTATGATAACAGAGTTAGTAATGTGGAATCCTAGTGGTAACTTTGATAGGGTGTCTGCACTAGGAATGCTAATGTGGTTAGACTCTACAATGTTCAAAGAGAACGTAAGACTTAAAGAAGATGTTAAAGGTTTTATGGATAATTCTTATTGGGCAGAAATGGGTGTATTAAAAAAGAAACCTATCAATACTATTAATTCCAATTTTTATCCATAAATTTGTATCTTAAATAAATTATTACTATGAGTTCTCCAGTTAAAATGCAAGGATATATTAGTTTCCCTAGACAGAAGCTACCTGATACCAAGAAAGATGACAATTGGTTTAAAAAGAATATAGACTTTGCAGAGCACTTGTTAACCTCTGATGTTAACCTACGCTCTAATTTTAAAAACAAAAAGAGTAACTATAATCTTAGAGCTAACATAATTAACGTTAAAGATTTTGAAAAATATATTAATCCAGACAATCTGGACCTTGAATCATTACCTGCATCTTTTCAGCATGTGGGCATTGAAAATTCTAAGATTAATCTTTTACTAGGAGAGTATTCTAAAAGAAAGAAAGAATTTAAAGCTTATATCTCTGCTAACGATAAAGACGGTATCTCTAGAAAAGAAGAGCAATTGATGGAGCAGATTACTTCGGAATTAACTTCTATGATCAAGAGCACTTCTATCACTGAAGAAGAAATTAAGAAGCGCCTAGAACAATTAAATAAATACCAAACTTACGATTTTCAAGATATAGCAGAAATCACTGCTAATAAAATACTTAAGAAAGAATACAAAGAAGGAGACTTTGATTTTACTTTCTTACGCACATTTGAAGACCTACTAGTTGGAGGTGAAGAAATAATGTATTGTGGAGTACTTGGAGGTAACCCAGTAATGCGAAGAGTAAATCCTATGAATGTCTATACAATGGGAGGTAACTCTATGTATATTGAAGATGCAGATATTATTGTCGAATACGGATATAAATCTGTTGGACAAATAATTGATGATTATTGGGATGAAATTTCTGAGGACGATGTAGATTTCTTAGAAAGAGGAAAAACTGATGCTTCTGCAGGAGGCGGAGGTATAGGACTTAATAGAGATATCTCTGTATATGATTATTACGGAGAACAAGGAGCACTAAGTATTTTCCATCCTAATGAAATGGGAACTAGAACTTTCTCAGGAGCTTTTGACACATACGGAAATGTAAGAGTGTTAAAAGTATGTTGGAGATCGAGAAGAAAGATTGGAGAATTAACATTCTTTGATGATGATGGACAAGAACAAAAAGATTGGGTTCCTGAAGATTACAAGATTAATAAAGACTTAGGAGAAACGGTAAAGTGGATATGGGTTAATGAATGGATGGAAGGTACTAAAATTGCTGACCATATTTATACAGTAATGCGCCCTGTACCTTATGCAAGTAAATCTATAGTTAATAAATCTAAAGGAACCCCTCCGTATGTAGGATCTGTTAATTCTACTAACGACTATAAAGTCCAATCCTTGATGGACGTAATGAAGCCACTCACGTATTCTTACGACATCGCCTACTACAAAAGAGAATTAGCAATCGCTACATACAAGGGTTCTTTTACTGCTTTAAATTCTTCTCTTGTACCTTCAGGTTGGGACCCAAAAGAATGGATGCGATATGTTACTATAAACAAATTTGCTTGGTTAGACCCAACTAATGAAATCCTTAAAGGACCTTCTCAAGGTAAATCCGCGGGAGCTTTTAATACATTAACAGCACAACAAATACAAGTAGGCGACCCTAATGAAATAGGCATGTACACTAATCTGATGTTGGACATAGAGAATACTCTAGGTAAAATTGCAGGTGTTACAGGCGCTAGAGAAGGCCAAATAGAAAACAGAGAAGCAGTAGGAAATGTAGAAAGAGAAGTTGCACAAACTAATCATATTACAGAAAAGTGGTTTGCAATAGATGCTAACTTCCGTAAAAGAGTTCTTACTAAGTTCTTAGAATGTTGTAAATACTCTTATAAGAAAAATCCTAAGAAAGGGCAATTTTTACTTGACGATATGGGGCAAGTGATGATAAACAATTTTGATGAATTTGTATCTACAGAATACGACTTACACGTATCTAATTCTACGGCAGATACGCAGTTGTATAATGACTTAAGAGCTTTAGCACAAGCAGCTATCCAAAATGGACAAGCTACTATTGCAGACTTAGCAGCTATATCGCAATCAGAATCTGTGCAAGAAGTTGCTAGAAGACTTGATGATTCTGCTAGAAAAATCAAAGAGCAGAATGATGCAATGCAAGAAAAACAACTTGCTGCGCAACAGGAAAACGCTCAAATGCAACTGAAAGAAAAGCAAGATACTCGTGCTTTTGAAGCAGGTGAGGCAGAAAAAGATAGAGATCTTAAACGCGAAGAAATAGCTTCTAAAGAAAGAATGCATGAATTAGGCCAGTTATCTACTCACGTTAGAGAGATAGAAGGACGCGAAGACATGGACTCTGATAGCAATGGTGTAGCAGATTATTTAGATATCAAACGCACAGACGTTGATGAAGAATATAAACAAAATCAAATTAGAATAGCCGAAGCCAAACTAGCTGAACAGATAAGATCTAATACTGCTAAAGAAGAAATAGCAAGAGAAAAAGCAACTAAACCAACTAAATAAAGCTATAGCCCTATAGGAGAAATCATAAAAAATATATGGGCTATTTATAAAAATTATTTTAATATTGTAACTAATTAACGACAGCAAATATGAGTGAAGAGATTAACGACCTATTTGAAGGACTTCAAATAATGTCAGCAGCAGAATTAAATTCAGCCGTGGAATCTAAAAATGAAGACGGAGAATCTTCAAAGGAAGATGGGGAAGAATTTACTTTAACTCCAGTAGTAGCAGAAAAAGGAGATGACGATACTACTAGAGAAAATAAAACAGTAACAGCGAGAGCTGAAACTAATTCTAATTCTAGCGAGAATAAGAATGAAGTAGTTTACAAAGCCTTGATGAAGGAGCTAGTTAACTCAGGAGTTTTAACCGTTGAAGAAATGGAAAAACTAGATGAGATGCCAGGAACCTTTGATTCAATTAAAGAGTTGGTAAACAAAACAGTTGAAACAAATTTTAAAGCTAAAGAGAATAGCTGGAAAAGTAACATGTCTTCTGCAAAGAAAAGATTTTTAGAAATCGAAGATGCATTTGACGAGACTGACCAAGCAATCTTAATGGCACAGAGATTAGAGTTCTTTGATACAGTAAGTATAGACGCAGTTAAAGCTGACGTAGGTTTGCAAAAGCAAATTTACTACGAGCAGTTGAAAGCTAAGAATTTCTCAGATGCAGATGCACTAGAAGCAATTGAAGATGCAGAGGCTATTAATAAATTAGAGGAAAAGTCTTTAAAGGCAATCCCTGAGTTAAAAGCAATGTCTCAACATGTAGTTAATCAGTCTAGAGATAACAAAGAGTTAAAAACTAAGGCAGAACAAAAAGCTCAGATGGATGCTTTTGAAAATCTACTAGGACATATAGATTCTAGAGAAGGTTTTATAGATGGTTTAAATCTTAATAAAGTCTCTAAAGATAAGTTAAAAAGCAACATAGTAAACCCTGTTTACACGGACCCTAAATCAGGAAAAGAGTTTAACAGTTTAATGTATAAGCAACAAAGAAACCCAGTAGAGTTTGAAATGTTGATTAACTACTATGACACATTAGGCTTATTTAACCTAGACAAAGAAGGAAAGTTTAAACCTGATATTACTAAGTTAAAGAACGTAGCAAAAACAGCAGCTATCAATGAACTAGATAAAGTCATTGCAGCTGAAGAACAAAGAGGAGTAGGTCGTAACACATCTATGGAAACCTCACAAAAAACAGAAGGTATACTTAGTCTCCTCGAAAGAGCGACTGGTGGAAAATAAAATAAATTTATTCGTTTAACAATTAATAACAAAAAACAAAAATGGCTCAATTACTCCCATTACAACGGTATGAAGCTAAAGATTACAATGGTTTGGTTACTGATAACCACTTCCATTCTTTGTATCAACAAAAACCTCAGTTGATTAGTAATGTAATTAAACAAATTTACAAGACTAACCTACAAGGTAAATTACGTGAATTCGTAGATCGTTTCCCTGTAAAAGAAGTGGAACAAGAAAACGGATTTTATAACTGGATGTTGCAAGGTCAACACGATAAAAATCTTCCTCTAGTAGATGCTGAAACTATTGACGGACGTACTATTTCTGCAGGGACTTTCCCAGCAAACATTGGTGCTAACGGAGAACGTTTCTACTTAATCTTTGACGAACCGTTGTTTGAAGAAACTAACGTACTTCGTGGAGAAGTTGATGATTATCACTTGTTGGTTAAGAAAGCGATGGACGCAGGTTCTCGTTACAAAGTTGAAGTTGAATTAGTAACTGATAACTCTACTAAGTCTGTTCCTTCTGAGGAATTGTCTATCGGAGGACGTTGGTCTAAATTCTATTCTCTTTCTCCTTCTACATTATCTTACCAAGGTGCTAAACCTTATTTCACTTCTCCTTGGAGAATGGAAAATCGTCCTTCTACATTACGTATGGAGTATGAGGTTGCAGGTAACACAATCAACAAAGGTAAAAACGAACCATTAGAGTTTGGATTTAACTACAAAGGACAACAAGAATCAATTTGGATTAACTACCAAGATATGGTAGCTCATCACCAATGTGAAGAAATGTTTGCTCGTATGTTGATGTACGGTAAGAAAAACTGGACAGCTGACCACAAGTATTTGAACAAAGATGACAAGACTAAATATGCTATCGAATCAGGTGCAGGTTTCTTTGAGCAAATTGCTCCATCTAACGTTCACTACTATAACTCTTATGACCTTGATTGGCATTTAGAATTATTGTTAGACATGGGTGTTGGTAAAATTGAAAGAGGTAAGCGTGTAATTCACTTGTTAACAGGAGAATTCGGTGCTATTGAAATCTCTAAGCAAATCCAAGCTAAATCAGGAACAGGTAAATTTACTGTAATCTCTGATAAGTTCTTAATGAGTAACACAGACCCAGGAAACTTAGGTGGTAAAAACACTAAAGGTTTAATGGAGCCGCAGTGGAACGTGTACGAATGGTACAATGGAGTTGTTATTATGGTTGAGATCGTTGATTTCTTCGATGATGATGTTTACTTCCCTCAACGTCACCCAGATGGAAAAGGTCTTGTAGAATCTCACAGAATCTTAGCTCTTGATTATGGCGACAATGCAGGTATCTACCGTGTTAAGCCAAAAGGAGTTCCAGATTACAATTGGGCATATATCCCAGGTATGAGAGACCCGTTCTCTCCTGCAGGTAAAGGTTCACCTAAAATGGTAGCTTCTCCAGTAGACGGATACTCAGTACACTTCCAGAAGTGGGGTGGATTGATGATTGAAGATCCTACTAAAGTAGTAGATTTACGTCTTTCAGTAGAGAGATAATAAATATAAAAAATGTATCCCCTTGGAGCTAATCACTCCGAGGGGGCATTTTTAATAAGAGAATTAATAATTGACAGCAAAATAAATGGAAACAACGACAGCAGAAAAAGTGGTTTACGGTACATTTCTACAAGATAGAATTGTTGCAGTAAAACCAGTAGAATCATCAGGGAAATGGAGTACCCTATTAGTATCTGGACAGGACAATAAAAAAGACCCGTTCATTTATAACAAAGCAAAACGAAGCTACCAATTGCCTCTTAACAATGCAAACTTAGGTGGAGGAGTTAAAGTAATTTTAGACGATCAAAAGAGAGTTAAAATTCAAAAATACATGGAGTCTTTTCCTAACGGAATGACCCAAAAAGAGTTCTTTGAAAAAGAATTAGGAGTAAACTTAAACCCTACTCTTAAGGCTGAAGAAAACTTCTGGAGAACAGACAGAAGAGGTAGAGTAGTAATGACTAAAGAAGGTACTACACTAAATCTTAATCTTTCCCTAGACATGCTTAAGTATCTTATACTTATAGCTAATAAGTCACTAGTATCTCCTTCGTATGAAGATAGAACATTGAAAGCGACTTATGAGTTTATGATTGTAGACGAAAGCAAAGTAACTACTAAGAAATTAGCAGAGGCAAGTGTTAAGGCAGATGCGTTTATTAAGTATGCAGAAATTACAAATAGTAAGAAAGCTACTATTGGATTTATTAAATCCCTAGGTAGAACTATTCCTGCGACCGCAAGTGAAGAGTGGATAAAAAATGAAGTCTTAAATATTGCAGATAGTAATCCTGCATATTTCTTAGAAATTGTTAATCATCCTCAATATAATGAGCGTATCTTTGTACAAGAAGCTGTAGAAGCTGGTGCAATTATCCGTAAAGGAGAGAAAAGATATACTTTAGATAACGGGTCTGAGTTAGGAGATATGACAGATGTTATTAACTACTTACTTAACCCTGATAATCAGGAAGTAAAACTTAGAATTAAAGCAAAAATTGATTTAGCAAAACGTAACTAATTATGACTGCAAACGAAATGGCTGATGCATTAGAATTAAAACTAGACAGAAGTGATAGTTTTGGTTCCCCTGGATATGAAGATTTTGAATTATCTTCTGTTCTAAGTGAAGCTAATAGTTTATATGTTAAGAAGTACTTTGATGAATTAAACAACAGAAAAGGTAAAGGCTTCCAAGAAACAGAAATTAGAGACCAAGGTTTGGGAGCGTTAATACTAGACGCTCCCTCCCTCGTTTCTTCAGCTTCACAAGTTGGTGTAATAGTCAACCCTAATGTAGTTGGAAAGTTCTTTGACTTACCGTTGAACCATATGTATACTATCTATGAAGAATGTACAATAGATAAAATAGAATGTGGAACAGCAGAAACTAGTATAGTTGCTTATGTAACTCCAATAGCTCATACAGAAATGCAGAGATTTAATTGGAGTAAGTATAAGAAACCTTTCTATAATATTTCAGGAGACTCAAGAGTTTGGAGATCTGAATTTTCTAGACAAGTAACTGGAATTAATCCCGCATCACCTGCAACTGCAAAGAGGCATGAGATGTTTACAGACGGTACTTTTAACATTACAGCCTATCACATGCGCTATGTTAAAAACCCTGAGAATATAGTAGTAGATAGAAATACTCCTACTAACCAACGTAACTGTGAACTAGATACTTCTACTCACATAGTTATAGTAGACATAGCAATGAGCTTAATGTCTGATAGAATAAGAGAACAAAGAGTACAAAATATTGAGCAATTTAAAGAGCTCGAATAAATAATAATATAACAATAACAATTTAAAATTAAAAAAAATGTTAAGAAAAGCAAACAATGTATTTAGCGTATTGCTAAATGACGCTTCTAAATTAACTTCAGCGTTACCAGCAACAACTGCAGGTGTAGTTGTAACTGATGCAAATCTTGAATCAGGAGCAATCGTTGTAACAGATTTAGGATTGCAGAGATTAAGTGCTGCTGAATACACAGCATTAGCTAACAGTGACCAATTTCTTGTAGTACAAGGAAAAGGTGTTGGAAAACCTCTTATGAAGTCTCCAGTTTTAACTAAAGGTAAGATTAAGTTAACTGCAGCTCGTTTTAAAGCAGCTGTTCAACAAGTAACTACAATTGGTTATAACGGAACTACAGGAGTACTTCCTACAGCAAACAATACTTCTTATTTTATTAAAATTAGAAAAAGAGATAATGATGCTGCTAACCGTTCTCAACCAATGAGTTTATTTGCAGGTCCAGTTAAGACTGACGCTACAGGTACTCAAGAAGAATTGGCTTTCTTGTTGGCAGTTAATGGTTTAAAGAACTTTAAAGATGAGCCTGCAAATGGTTACTTGAAATTTGAAGTAATTTCTAACGGAACTCTTGCAGCTATTGGTGCAACTACTTTAGCAGCTACTGTAGGTTCTAGATTAGTAACTTATTCTGCAGCACACTCTTTAGTAGTAGGTGATTTAATATTTATTGCTGGAGCAACTTATAAAGTAGCAGTAGTTCCTTCTGCAACTACAATAACTTTAAACTTTGCATTCCAAGGTACAACTGTAACAGCTTTAGCAACAGGTACTACTTACGCAACTACTCACGGTTTATTAACTGTGCCTACTGCTTTTGGTATCCGTCTTACAGGTAAACCAGCACCGTTTGATGTAAATCAATTCCGTGATTATTATGCTAATCGTTTTACTGCAACTTTCTCTGATAGTTCAACTTTGAATACAGCAACTACAGGAGCTCGTAACGGTAACGGTGTATGGCAACAAGTTGCTATGGATGAGTACATGAACTATGGTTTTGAAGGTCAAAACAATCAGTTAGCTACTCCTTCTGTTCCTCGTGACCAAGTAGTTAAAATCCCTGGTGTAGGAACTGCAACAGCTTTAACTTCTAAGTATTGCGCTTTAAACATTGCTTGGGAAGAGTCAATTGGTACTCTAGTAACTATGGCAGGTGGAAAAGGTAACGTAGTAGTTTA